GGCAATACGGCGGCAGATACCGAAGGATGCCTACTGGTTGGCACGACTCGGGTGATTGATGGAATACGCAACTGCGCGCCTGCCCTGACTGCCGTTATGTCGCTCATCCGTCAGGGCTGCAAACAGATTGAAATCATGTAATGCACTGGTGTAACATCCATTACATCAGCTAACCGGGAGGCGGTATCATGCTGCACCTGATTGTATTTTTCCTTATCTGCCTGTGGGTGTTCACGCGATGAAATCAACCCGCACATGGCGCGCCGGGCAAACCGTCTATATGCCCCTGATTACCGCATCAGGACGCGCTGTGGCCATCAAACTGCATCTGTCGAACAACTCCATCCGCATCTATCGCCGCGCCAATCCTGGAGTGTGGTTTTACTCCCGTCGCCGCGCCATGTCCTGGGTGCGCCTTTGTAATGAAATGAGGTGTAATCGTGAGTTACATTATCTCCCGGCTGCGTGAGCCATCCACTCGTAACGGCATCGCCCTGTTGCTGACCGTCGCCGCCCAATTTGTGCCAATGCACGCGCCCTGGCTCCTGCCCCTGGCTGGCGCTATTGCCGTCCATACTGCTGTTACGCCAGATCCTGCAAAATGAGGCCGCAGCAACTATGACCGACGATCAAAACCTGCGCCTAACGCTTCTTGAGCGTAACCATGACGACCTGAAGCAGGCGGTTCTGTCATTGCGTGACAGTCAGGCTGAAATCAGCAAATCGCTGCAAAAACTGGTGGTGCTGGAGGAATGGCATCAGGAAACACGGGAGACCATTGCCCGGGCGTTCAAATCGCTGGAAAACATCACGGAACGCATGATGGTCATCGAGCGTGAAATGCCAGCTCTGAAAGAGATGCGCGGACTGATGCTGCGTGCAGTGGTATTTATCATGTCAGCCATTGGTGCCGCTGGTATGGGCATGATTCTGGTGCGCTGACATGTCAGCCCTGAAACCGCGTTCGCGTGAGGCCGTCATTGGCGAAATCAACCAGGCGTTCGGCGAACTGTACCAGGCACTAGACCGCGCCACGATTGCCACATCGAACATCAACACAATGTCAATGCTGATGGCTGGTGAGCATATGCGGTCGATTTATGCCGTGGTGCTGGCCGAAATAAACAAGGCCTTTGATGCGCCAGTTGAAATATGGGAGCGTGACCGATGAGCCTAACTCCGCAACAGGAAAAGTTTTGTTTGATGGTTGTCGAGGGCATGAATGGCACAAATGCCGCCATTGCTGCTGGTTACAGCAAGGTATCGGCCAACAGCAAGGCAAGCCAACTGATGGCACAAGACAATATCAAGGCCCGCATATCTGAACTGCAGCAGGCCATGCAAGAGGCCGTCAAAGTGCGATTCGTCACGACAAAAGAGTGGGTCATTGATGAACTGGTGGACAACGTCAAAGTGGCCAAGACTCCAGATGGTGATGGCAAGCTGCAACTGAACGCGGCCAATACTGCCCTGACTTTGATCGGTAAGGAGTTGGGAATGTTCATTGATCGGAAGGAAATCAGAACCGGGCCGCTTGAGGATGTGCCAGATGAGCAACTGGACGCAATTATTGCCGAAGCGCAAGCCATCATTGATGCCGCCAAGGCGCAAGGGACGAGGCACTAATGGATAGCCTGGACGGGCTGACGCCACGCCAACAACTCGCACTGGCTGTACGGGAAAAGAAGCGCCGGATTCAGGAAAACAGGCTGTCATATTACCGGCCATACCAGAAACAGATGAAGTTTCACGCGGCAGGCGTGAACAAGCGTGAAAGACTTTTCATGGCTGGCAATCAGTTAGGAAAAACGGTATCAGGCGCGGCTGAAATGGCCATGCATCTGACTGGACGCTATCCCGACTGGTGGCAGGGCCGACGATTCACGCGCCCCATCGTGGCATGGGCGTCTGGCGTGACCGGACTATCAGTGCGTGAAACAACGCAACGGCTACTGGTTGGCCGGGCTGGTGAGTATGGGACTGGATTCATCCCAAAGGACTGCATTATCGGTGAGCCAAAGCGCGCTATGGGTGTTCCTGATCTACTGGACAGCGTGCAAGTACGGCACATAACCGGTGGCATCTCGCGCTGTGCGTTCAAATCGTATGAGCAGGGACGTGAAAAGTGGCAGGGCGAAACCCTGGACATTGTGTGGTTTGATGAAGAACCGACGGATGACATATACGCAGAAGGACTGACGCGTACAAATGCTACGGGTGGCATGGCGTACATGACGTTTACGCCATTGCTCGGCATGTCCAATGTAGTGCGCAGGTTCCTGTCTGAGCCGTCGCCTGATCGGGTGGTGGTCAATATGACCATTGATGACGTCGAACACTACACGGAAGAACAGAAACGCACGATTATTGACGGCTACCGAGTGCATGAGCGTGAATCGCGGGCCAAAGGCATCCCGATGCTAGGCAGTGGGCGCATATTCCCAGTGACTGAAGAGTCAATCATGTGTGAATCGTTCGCCATTCCTGAATGGTGGGCGCAAATCGGGGCGATTGACTTCGGATGGGATCACCCGACAGCCGCTGTTAATCTGGCATGGGACAGGGACACGGATACTGTGTACGTGACCGCCACGCATCGCCAAAAAGAGGCTACGCCTATCATGCACGCTGCCGCGTTACGCTCATGGGGCGACTGGAAACCCTGGGCATGGCCACATGACGGACTGCAACATGACAAAGGCAGTGGCGATCAGTTGGCATCTCTGTACCGGCAAAATGGGCTGAAAATGCTGCCAGAACGGGCAACATTCCCCGATGGCTCAAGTGGCGTCGAGGCGGGGCTGATGAATATGCTGGATAGGATGCAGACCGGAAGGCTAAAAGTTTTTCGGCATCTGTCAGAGTGGTTTGAAGAGTTTCGCATGTACCATCGCAAGGATGGCCAGGTGATTAAAGAGTTTGATGATATTTTGTCAGCTACGCGGTATGGCATTATGATGCTGCGACATGCCACTGTGAAACCAAAGCAGCGGCGCGACCAATACAGTGACCAGCGTGCTGGCGGATATCAGGGGTATTAGAAATGGCAAGCTACAAAGACACTGGCAGGCTGGATTTCAAGAAAATCAGCAAAATGCTGATTGCGCCAAAGGACATCATCAAGAACATTGATGAAAGCGTCATTGCCAAGCTGCAAAATGACTGTCAAAAGCTGTATGAAGATGATTCGTCAAGCTGCGACAAGTGGCGGCGCGACAGCAAGAAGCTGATGGAAATGGCCACAATGAGCTTGCAGGAGCGCGGCCATATTCAGCCGTGGCAGTCCGACATTCAGATGCCTGACCTCATCAACAGCGCCATTCAGTTCAACGCTCGTACTTATCCAGAGTACGTCAAGGACGGAAAAATCTGTCAGTCAAAGATTGTCGGCAAGGTGGATGATGACAAGCAAAAAAGGGCTGACCGGGTTTGCGCGCATATCAACTGGCAACTGACGGAGGAAATCGAGGAATGGCCGGAAAACATGGACAAGCTTTTGATGGTGCTTCCCATCGTTGGCTGTGTGTTCCGCGTGACCCAGTGGGACGACAACGCCGGGCGCATCATTGATACGCTGGCCATGCCTGACCGTGTGACGATTGACAACAACCCGAACAATCCAGACTGGGCGCGTCGTATCAGTATTGACGTGACCGTGACGCAAAACGAGTGCATCGCAAAGAAGATGGCTGGCGTCTGGCGCGATGTTGAGATGCAGGCCAGCGAAACGGCTCAGGGTGAGAAGATTTACAACATCGTCCACATGCATACGCTGGCGGATCTGGACGACGACGAATATGAAGAACCGTACATCCTGACTTTCTGCAAGGATGACTGGAAACTGCTGGCCATCACGCCTCGCTTTGACAAGGACTCGCTGGTCATTTCGTATGACCCCAATAACCCGGATGACAGCTATCTGGTGGGCATCAACCCGGTGCGCTATGTAACGCGCTATGTGTTCTTTTTCAGCCCTGACGGCTCGGCACTCGGCATGGGCTATGGCCACATCATGAAAGGGATGGTGCAGACTCGCAACACCTGCATCAATCAACTCATGGATGCAGGCACGCGCCAAAACCTGGGCGGCGGATTCATCAAGCAGGGCGTGTTCCGTGATGATGGTTTGCGTGTCATTCGGCCCGGCATGTTTGAGGTGGTCGATGGCCAGTTCAGCAATGGCTCAATGAGCGATGCAATTTTCCCGTTCCCGGCTCCGCAAGCTGCACCTACCACGATGGAAGTGTTCAGTGTGCTGGGCGATTCGATCAGCCGGATTGCCGCGACTGGCGACATTATGAGCGGTGAAGGCGCACCGGCTAACATGCCTGCGGCGTCCGTGCTGGCCATCATTGAGCAGGGCAAGACCGGGCAAAAGGCCATCCTGAAGCGCATCAATCAGGCGCTTTCGCACGAATTGGCCATCATTTACCGGCTCAACAAGGCATATTTGACCGATCAGAAGTACTTTTCGGTGGGCGATTTTGATGAAAAAGTGGTTGCTCGCAAAGATTACGACACGTCCGACTTTGACATTGTGCCGGTGGCTGACCCGATGTACAGCACGCGCATTGAGCGACTGATGCGGATTCAGGCAGCCATGCAGGCCGGTATTGTCTCGCCAGAAATCAAGGAAATGTATCTGGTTGAGCTTGGTTTCGACACCGAAGAGGCAAAGAAACTGGCGCAAGGCGACCAAGCCATGCAGTTGCAGGCGCAACAGGCGCAACAGCAGATGGAACTGATGAAGCAGCACGAAAAGACGGCAGATGCTGAAAAGCGCGCGCTGGAAACACAACTGCGACTTATGCAGGTGCAGAATCAGGCGATGGTGGAGCGTTCAGCCGCCATTCTGAACATGGCGAAGGCGCGCCAGTTGGAAACGGACACGGATATGATCCAGCAAAATGCCGAGCTTGAACAAATGGCAGGCGTAACGGCGGCACACCCAACAAACGAGGAAATTGCTAATGAGCAAGAACAGCAACAACAGCCAGGAAATCAGCCGGGAGGAGTTTCTTCTCTGGTGGGTCAACCCGGTGACGCGGGAAGTAATGGCGTCATTGGCTCTGGACTTGATCAAACTGGATCAGGTGAGCAACCTGAACCCGGCGACACTGGAGGCACTGCACTTCCGGCAGGGGCAGGTGGCTACACTCCAGCAAGTGACGAACAAGGATCGCTTGGCGAAGGGGGTATGCAAGAATGACAATCCCGCGTAATGCCAAAGCGACCGGGCCGCGCATCCTGGTCAAGGTCAAGCCAACTGAAATGCAGGAAAAGACCAAGTCCGACCTGCTCTATATCCCTGAAGAGGTGGTGAATCAGGAAGCGCGTGCAGCCGTCGAAGGTACCGTGCTGGGCATGGGCGCACAGTGCTATAACCTGCCGTCACAATCATTGCCAGATGGCACAAAAGCGCCGTGGTGCAAGGTGGGTGATACGGTGGTATTCGCACAATATGCCGGTTCGCGCATCCTGATTGATGGGTTTGATGGCTTTGTGCTGCTGAACGATGAAGATATCCTGATGGTGCTGGATGGGGGTGGAGAATGAGCAGTGACTTTGACCAACGGCTTGCCAACTATATGGCGCGTCCCGACTTACAAGCGTCTACTGGAGCCGCGCCTGTTGTTGCGCCTAAAGTTGATGAAGCGAAAAAGCCGACGCCTGATGCAGAAGATACCAGTAAGGCACAACCCGACGCTGGTGGAGCGCCGGACGCTGATGATGGTGTCAAGTTATCAGATGCGGAAGTCAAGGCGCGTGCGCTCGGCTGGAATCCCGACAAGGAAGCGGTAGAAAAGTCAGGAAAGCGGTTTACCAGTGCTGAAGAGTACTTGCGTATCCGTGACCTGACCGACGAAGTCAGCAAGCGCAACAAGGAAACCAAGCAGCTTCGCAAGGAGCTTGAACGGGTCAAAAAGCAGCAAGAAGCCATCGTGCAGGCTGAGGTTGACCGGCGCATTGCTGACCTGAAGGCGCAGCGCAAGGAAGCCATTGCCGCGCAAGATCACGATGCCATTGATGCACTGGACGAGAAGATTGAGCAAGCGAAAAATGCACCTGCCATGCCTGATGATGATGGCGACGATGATGACCAGGCCGACGACAAGCCAAACGCGGCAGGTGAAACCGCGGCGGATATGCATGCCGTTGCCGAAAAATGGATGCATGAAAATCCCTGGTACAGCAAAAGCAGCAAGCACCTGCAGTCGGTCGCCTATCAGCACGAACTGGACTACCGTGCATCGCATCCTAACTGCACCACGGCACAAGCGCTGCGATTCGTGACGAATGTCATGCTGACCGATTACCCCGAACTGGGCGTCTACAAGTCAAAGTTGGCAACTGGCGGCAGCGCCAGAAGCTCCGCACCGGCAACGGCAAGTGCATATACGGCTGAAAAGCTGTCTCCGGCTGATCGCAACCTGTACAACGCGCTGAAGCGCGGCAGTCATTTCAAAGATTCCAAGGCTGAAACGGCTTGGCTGAAATCCACCATTGAGGGTTAATGAACCATGAGCAATGAAACTACCGGCCTTGGCCAAGTTGAAGCATCCGCCACTCGCGCCACTGCTGGCCGTGCTGCTGGCCGTCCTCGTCGCAACGATTATGGCGACCGCGGCGAGTCTGCCCGTGGCGCTGAACGTGTCCCGATGCACAAGCAAAAGACCGTTGACGCTGATACTGTGCCGGATAACGTGCATCGGCACTGGGCGCTTGATTCACCGGGGCGTATTGACAGTATGTTGCGGGCTGGTTACTCTTTCGTGCATAAGGATGGAAAAGCCCATAGCGGCACCATTCTGGAGAACGGGATTGATTCCCGTATCTCAAAGCCCGTAGGGGGCGGAACGCTGTACTTGATGGAGATTCCAATCGAACTCTATCGGGAAGATCAGTTGGAGAAACAGCGGCGTGCTGATGAGCAACGAGCGGCTGTGACTGGCAACTTGAGCGATGCGGGCGGATTCTACGGGCGCGATGAATATGGCAACCAAGTCAGCGCGGCACAGGCCACCCGAGTCAAAATCACAAACGAATACACCTGAGGAGCCTGAATCATGGCTTATACATCTCGTGGGTTTGTGCCGGTCTCGAACGTCGTCTATAACGATGGCCGCACTGAACTCTATTACTCGCCGACTGCTGATGCCAGCAATACGGCCATCTTCGATATCGTCAAAGCCATCGCTGGCGGCGACGCAAACGGCGTGCCTTCGATGGCTCGCATCACCGGCATTGATGATGTTCCGGTCGGTGTGGTCGTCGGCTTCCTGGCTGACCCTGACTACCTGAACCAAACTTATCGCACGGCCTCCACTGCCCGTTACGCCTTCGTGCTGACCGACCCGAACGTCGAACTGCAAGCGCAGGAAGATAACGCAGGCGCTGCCACGCTGGCCGTTACCCGTCTGGGTACTCCGGTCGATGTTGCCATTGCCGCCGTGGATACCGTTACCGGCACCAGCTCGATGCAAATCAGTTCTGCCGCGCTGTCTGGTACGCCGGGCATGTTCCGCCTGCAACGTCGTGCCACTGACGTGAATAACGTGGCTGTCGCCGGGTCGCATACTCAGTGGGTTGTGACCTTCAATGTTCACCAGAAGAAGTCCACGACTTAAGGGGTACTGAATCATGGCTATCATCACTTCGGGCAGTTTTCCGAAAGGCTTACGCCCCGGACTCAAGGACATCTTCAACCTTGAATACGGCGCGCGTACCAAGTATTACACCGACATTTTCGATCAAGTGTCCAGCGACAAGCAGTATGAAGAGCGCATGGGCATGGTCGGCCTGGGCGTCGGTTCCGTGAAAGCGGAAGGCATGCCGGTCAAGTACAGCGACATGCAACAAGGTTACATCCGCCGTACCACCAACATCATGATTGCCCTCGGTATGCAGGTCACTCATGAAGCCATTGCCGATAACCTGTACGAACAGATCTTCGACAAGGCGCGCGAACTGGGCTTCGGCATGTATCAGGCGAAGGAAATCCAAGCTGCCGCCATCTTCAACAATGGCTATGCTGCTTCTCCGACGTATCTTGATGGCCAGCCGCTGTTCAGCACTGCCCACGTCCGCAAGGGCGGCGGTACGTACTCGAATCGCCTGGCTGCCGGTATCGACCTGAGCGAAGCGGCTCTGGAAACCATCTACACCAACCTGATGGCGAACCGCAATGAACGCGGCCTGCTGGCTCCGTTGATGATCAAGGCGCTGCATTTGCCGCCTTCCTTGGCGCACCAAGGGGAGCGACTGACAAAGTCCTCGCAACAAGCCGAAACCGCCAACAACGCCGTCAACGCCATTCGGTCGATGGGTACTGTTCCGAAGTTCACTGTTCAGCCATTCCTGACCGATTCTGACGCCTATTTCGTCACTGCCGATCTCGGCAAGGGCAAGGGTCCGATCTATCAGGTTCGCGAGGCGCTGGAGTTCGATCAGGACAAGGATTCGGACACCTTCAACGCCAAGTTCCTCGCCTACGAGCGTTACGCCTTCGATGTCATCGATGTGCGTTCCGTCTACGGTTCGCCGGGCCTGTAACTGACAAGGGGGCGAAAGCCCCCGAGTCTTAAGGAGTATCTGAAATGGGTCATGTTATCCAGAATCAGGGCGTCGGCGTGGCGAACTGGGCGAATCCGATCAATTCGACTTCGACTGCTGTTACCTCGCGTCCGTACCTGAAGCAATTCGTTATTCCGCTGGCTCGCGTGGCCAGTGCGTCAGGCCAAACCTGTGCGGCTCAAGGCTACTTCGGCGGCGCTCGCCCGACGGCCAACATTGCCGCAAAAGACATCATTTACACTCTCGGTTCCAATGATTGGGCGGAAGCGTCCCTTGAACTGGTGCTGACTGTTTCCGCTGTTGGAGATCCGACATGAGCAACCATACCAATCTGCCGAAGGGCATCGGCCTTGCGCAAGCTTTTGATGCGTCCGGCCCGCTGATTACCAAGCCGTATCAGCGCCAATTCGTCATTCGCCTGCCCATCGTGGCCAGTGCATCGGCGCAAGCCATCACCTACAGCACCATCCCCGGTTGGCCGACTCGTTATGCCCGCGTGATGAATTCGGCGGTCAATGTGATTTCCGCTCCCGCAACCGGAATACCCAAGACCATCAGCCTTGGCTATGCCGGTTCTACCACCGCGTTCGTAAATGGCGTGTCGGCGGCAACCACTGGCACGGTGATTCCTGGTAATGGCGCGGCTGCCAACCTGTACGCCACCAATCTGAGCTATACGCTCGGTTCCAATGATTGGGACACGACTGCCGTTCTGGAAGCCGTCCTGCTGGTGGATTGCATTGATTAAGGGGGTGGGCCATGCGTCCTCGTCATTACAGCTTCACCCCGCCTGCTGCTGCCGCTAACTCGATTGCGCTGCTGCAGACACTGGCGGGCGCTGGCTCACTGTCGTTAAGCGGCACCTATGGCACAACCGGGTTCACCTGGTTCGCTTATAAGCTGACGCTGACTTCGGTCAATAACCTGTCTGCACGCACGTTCACCATCAGCTATGTGGATGAAAACGGATTCGCGCAGACGGCAACGACTGCCGGGCCAAATGCCACCACGCTGACCACCACCATTTACGCAAAGCAGGTGACTGCGATCACCGTGGATGGTGCGGCGGCTGCTGTGTCTGTTGGTCACGTGGTTGTTGGTCGCGGCCCGTGGAAGTCGCTGCCATTCCGGTCTGGCTATCAAGAATCCGGCGTGTCTGTCGGCATTGATACGACTGCCAATGTGACGGTACAGATTACGTTCGCCAATGTGGTCGAGTTGCCAATCATTCAGGGTACGATTGATGCTTTCGATCATCCGTCACTGACAGGACTGACAGCCAGTGCTTACGGCTCATTTGATGACCGTGTGCTTGCGGTTCGGCTGAAGATCAATAGCTGGACTGCTGGCGCAATCCATTATGACCTGGCCGTGGCCAGTAAGGGCTAAGCCATGAAATGCAAACGGGCGCATCTGGTATATGACCGGGACTTCATCGTGGTTGATGATATTTCGGGCGTGTGGAAGATGCGTTCTGAGTGCAAGATTGATGGCTATGGCTTTCTGTCGGCCAATGGTGACCCGAAACATCCGCAAGAAACGCCACCTATCATCATTGAAAATATGGCGGCGTGGCCTGACCCAAGGCCGCGCGGTATTCCGCAATTCACACCTGAACCGAATTATGTGTACTTCATTGGCAACTATGAAGTTATCTCGGTTGATGCTGGTGTAGGAACCCTATTCAATGGGGCAAACAGCATCGGACTGAACGGCATCATCGTTTTGATTGCATGGTATCTGGAAGGTATCTATGTCGGCACTGGCTTTGAGATGGATATTCCGATGGATGGTGGCCCGTATGATATCACCATGCATTTTACCGACCAGTACGGCAATCAGGGCGACTACACATTCACATATGACCAGCCATATGCCGGAATCCTGTTAGAATCCGGTGGCAATATCCTGTTAGAAAATGGCGGTTATATCGCCGTGGAGTAAATCATGGCAAATGAAAAAATCAGTGAAATGACGCCAGCTGGCGCTTTGACAGGTGCGGAATACGTGCCATTGGTTCAGGGCGGCGCAAACGTCAAAGCCACTGTTACCGCCATTGCAACATTTTCC